GCGCAGTGCAGCTCACCGCAGGCGGTGGTTCGCACCATATTGCAGTCTGGGACGAGGCCATCCGCTCCTGCAAGCTGACCCAAGGCGTCGACTTGCTGGCCGACGGAAGATACTTCTTGGTCTACCCGTCCGTAATTAACGGCCGCGCATACGAGTGGGAGGCGTCATCCGATCCTTTCGACGGCGTTGCGCCCGCGCCAGTTCCGGCACACTGGATCAGCGCGATCACAACCCGCAAGCGCGAATCGCCCAAAACAACCGACGGGAATCTCATCACCGGCAACCGCAACAGCGGCTTAACCGCTCTGGCTGGTGCTATGCGGCGCCATGGCATGACGCAAACGGAGATCCTGGCTGCGCTACAGATCGCGAACGAGGAACGCTGCGAGGTGCCGCTTCCGTCGTCTGAGATCGCCCAGATCGCGCGGTCGGTCAGCCGCTATGAACCGGAATGGGACTACGCGGCCGACGTAGCGCTCGGCACCGAAGCGGTCGAAAACATCCTCGAGGCCGAGCGGGCGAAGCGCGCCGACTACTACCTGACCCGCGCGACTTCCTATCTGTCCCAGCCGACGCCTATCCGGTGGGCTGTGAAGCGCTGGATACCAGATCAAGGCCTGACCATGATCTACGGCGAGAGCGGGGCCGGTAAGACGTTCGTGCTGCTCGACGTTCTCTGCCATATGGCAGCTGGAATGCAGTGGCAAGGCCTAAAGACGAAGCCAGGCGTTGTCGTTCTGCTCGCGGGCGAGGGCCATCATGGCCTGCGGCAGCGGGTGGCCGCATGGTGCAAGCATCATCAGGTCGACCGCCTCGACAATCTACTGATCGCCAATAAGGCCATCGACGTCGACTCTCCTGCCGCTGCGATACAGATCCTGCACGCCGTCAGGGAAGCCACCGACGAGGAGGTCGCTTTTCTGGCCATCGATACCGTCAACAACCATATGTCCGGCGACGAGAACAGCGCGAGAGATACGCGAATGTTCTTGAATCAGGTTGCAGTTGTGTCATCAGCTTTGGGTGCAGGCGTCGCAATCAATCACCACGTCGGCGTGGCGGCCGAGGCCAAGACTCGGGCCAGGGGATCAAGCGCATGGAAAGCGTCGCTTGATGCGTCCATTCTGGTCACGAACGACGACGGCGCGATCACTGTAAAATGCACCAAGATGAAGGATGCAGAAGAGCCGGAGGAGATCTACGGAACGCTGACGCAGGTTGCTCTCGGGTGGTTTGATGACGACGGAGAGGAAATTAAAGGCGCGGTATTCGCGGCGACAGAAAAGCCAATAACTAACAAGACAACATCAAAGATCGACCAGCACCGGAAGCTGTTTGAGAACGCTTGGTTCGCCAGCGACAGAGAGGTTAAAAAAGGTTCGCCTTATTTAGATCGAATGGTTTTCATTGAATATCTTATTAGCCAGAAGGGATTAACTGAGCAGTCGGCGAAGGCCTACGCCAAGCCCAGCCAGAAGGGCAAACCGATCTCTGATTTAATAGATGCAGATATTATTGAGGGGTTCGCGAACGGCTGGATTGTAAAGCATGATTACCATGCCAGCGCTATGATGGTCTCCGGGAACTAATGGAACTTTTGGGAACTGTTCCGGAACTGTTCCCGATGGCAAAGGCAATTGGCCGGGAACGAACGGAACTATACCTTAGGATAGTTCCCAGTTCCCGCCTGTTGCGCGGGGAACTGTTACGATGAAGCAACGAGAATGAGGTAGAACGTGGGAAACGAAAACGCCAACTCCCGCCAGCACGGCGGAACGCACTACATCGACAGGGTGGTGCAGCCGTGGGATTATATAGCGGCTAATAACTTGGGGTTTTTTGAGGGCAATATAATAAAATACGTCACGCGCTGGCAGGCCAAAGGCGGCGTCGCCGACCTGGAGAAGGCGCGGCATTATTTGGATAAGTTAATCGAGATATCCAAATGAATATAAACGTCAAATATAAATTAACGGACGAATTAATACCTTATGCGCGTAATTCGCGCACGCATTCCGATGATCAGGTGGCGCAGATCGCCGCCAGCATCAAGGAGTGGGGCTGGACGACGCCGATCCTGGTCGATGAGACCGGTGGCATCATCGCGGGCCACGGGCGGCTACTGGCGGCGCGCAAGCTGAAGATGGAGCAAGTACCCACCATCGAGGCGGCAGGGTGGACAGACGCCCAAAAGCGCGCCTACGTCATCGCGGACAATAAGCTGGCGCTCAATGCGGGGTGGGATGTCGATGCACTTAAACTTGAACTGCAAGAGATCGACCTAGAAGGGTTTGACTTGCAGCTAACTGGATTTCAAGTTGGCGAACTGTCTGCAATGTTCGATCAGCCAGAGTTTGCGCCTGGCACCGAGCAAGAACAGGGGAAACTTGACGAGCTTTCGCCTAAAATGATTACCTGTCCGCATTGTGGTGATGAATTCGATCTTAGGCAGCATGAGCAAGGCTGATCTCAAAATTGACTGGGCGACGCACGCAGCAGCTAAGTATGCTTGCGAGAATTGGCATTACAGCAAGTCTGTTCCTGTTGGGAAATTGGTTCGTATTGGCGCATGGGAATTTGGAAATTTTGTTGGAGTTATGATTTTTGCATGGGGGATGAACAAAAACTTAGGCGCACCATATGGTCTTGCCATAAATGAGTGCTGCGAACTTGTCAGAATTGCTTTGAACAAACATGAAGTGCCTGTGTCCAGGATGATGGCCTTGGCTTTGCGATTTCTTAATAAGCAGTCAACAGGCTTGCGGTTGGTTGTGTCATTTTCAGACCCAGAAGAAGGCCATCACGGAGGCATTTATCAGGCTAATAACTGGATTTATTCAGGACAAAGCGCACCAAACTACGAGTGGCGTTTGAATGGAAAGAGATTGAATAAGCGCGCTTATACAGGATCTAACTTCGGTGCGCCTAAAATGGCTGTGCCTAGTGGGGCTATTAAGGTTGCCCTGAAAGGCAAGCACCGCTATCTGATGCCCCTTGATGACGACATGCGAAAAAAGATTGAGCCTCTGCGCAAGCCATATCCGAAACGCGTTCGAAGTGTAGACAGCGACACGTCAACCGACCAGGTTGAAAAGGGCGGTGCAAGTCCGACCCGGACGCTCCAACAAAAGGAGGCGTAATGCCAGGCAAAAAAGGAAGCCCGCACGGATCGCCGCCAAAAACTCTGACAGAAAAACAGCGAAACGAAGTCGAAACTCTTGCCGCGTTTCTCAATGTCGAACAGATGGCGGATTATTTTGGGGTTGGACGAACAACTTTTTTTGCGATCATGGACAGAGAACCAGACATCGCTGAACGCTACAAAAGGGGAAAGAGCAAGGCGATTGCATCAATCGCAAGCGGGTTGATGCAAAAGGCACGCGCAGGCGACACGGCTTCGGCAATCTTTTTCCTTAAAACGCAGGCGAGGTGGCGCGAGGTCCAACAGCACGAAATCACCGGCGCAGACGGCGCGCCGATTGAGTACAAGAAGATCGAGCGCGTCATCAAAAAATGAGCGTCTTGCGCATTGAGACGCCCGAGTGGGCGCTGCCGCTGCTGGAGCCGAAGCGATACAAGGGCGCATACGGCGGTCGTGGCTCTGGCAAGTCGCATGCCTTTGCCGAGATGATGATTGAGGCGCATATCATGGACCAGTCGAGCCGCAGCGTATGCGTGCGCGAGGTCCAGAAGTCGTTGGCGCAGTCGGTCAAGCGCCTGCTCGAACTGAAGATCGAGCAGATGAACGCCGGTTCCTATTTCGAGGTGCAAGAAGCCGTCATCAAATCCAGAAAGGGCGACGGTCTGATCTTGTTCCAGGGCATGCAGAACCACACTGCCGACTCGATAAAATCGCTCGAAGGCTACGACCGCGCCTGGTGCGAGGAGGCGCAGAGCCTGTCGCAGCGCAGCCTGGACCTGTTGCGTCCGACGATCCGCAAGCCAGGCTCTGAGCTTTGGTTCACATGGAACCCATCTCAGGCGACGGACCCGGTGGACGTGCTGTTGCGCGGCCCGACACCGCCGCCAGACGCGGCGATCGTTGAGGTTAACTTCAGCGACAATCCCTGGTTCCCCGAGGTGCTGCGCGCCGAGATGGAGTACGACCGGGCGCGTGATCCAGAAAAGTATCAGCACGTCTGGCGCGGCGCTTACCTGACGAACTCAGAGGCGCGGGTTTTCCGTAACTGGCGCGTCGAGGAGTTCGAAGCGCCCAAGGACGCGATCCATCGACTGGGCGCAGACTGGGGCTTCGCTGTCGACCCGACCGTGCTGGTGCGCGCCACCCCGGGGTGCCTGTCGCTGGCCCAGGGCATGGTCAGCTGGGGTCCGCCCCAGGGGGTGGCTGGTGCGGTGGCGCAGGCGCTG